AAACTTTTGTTACAATCACTTTTCTAGTTCTAAATATTTTTTAGATGAGGTCTTCATTTAAAAAACTAATCAAAAAGGTCAAAGAAATGGAATTAGGGAATCCTATAATCACTACCCTTGTAGGTCTAGTGGTATTTTATATTGGTTTGAAAATGTTTTCAGGTGGAATGAAATCAATGGGTAATTTAGATCACTTATCTTATTTTACACACAATACAGTTTATATGTTTTTTGGTGGTATCATTATGACATTACTTTGGCAATCATCATCACTATCAACGACAGCAATCATAGCTCTTGTTGCCTCTGGTGCCGTTCCATTACCAGCGGCCATAGCCGCCGTATTAGGGGCAAACATAGGTACAACAGGTACAATATGGATTGCTGGATTTTTAGTATCTGATGGAATACCACAAGGAATTACAAGACATATCGCTTTAGCACATACTGGTGTAAATTTGATAATGGCGTTTACATTACTTCCATTTGTCAAACAAATCGCAAACTTCTTATCAAAATTTTAACATTGACATTTATACAGATATGTGTTATATTCATATTAGATATGTTTTAGGCACATATCTGTTATAAATAATAATATACGTTCATCCTGAAACGGACGGAAGTAGGCAAATGCCGAAGGAACGCACCTAACTTTAAAAAGGAGGGTGTTATGGAAAGACATACAAGATTACTTACAGGTTATAGTAAGTCTAAAGAGCTTGAGAAAAAAACAAAAGCTTTGTTTAGTGCCAGAAAAGAAGTTGACATCAATGCTGGTGGAACATCTGGTTACATTGTTAAACACGGACCAAACAAAGATAAAGTCTTAGCTCACACAAAAGTTAAATCCACAAATAATTGGTAAGTGTATAAATAACTATACCACACCACGAGAGAGCGTAGCTCTCTCATAGAGAGGTGCTTACCTCCACACACAAGCACCTCTCACTTTAACAATCAACAACAAAGAAACTGGTACAGACGGATTGAATCGAACAATCAACCTCTGGTTCCACAAACCAGCGCTCTAACCAATTGAGCTACGTCTGCTTAAAAGAAATACGTGTAAACTAATCCTATAATAGTTACACTAGCTAAAACAACATTAGTTGTAATTAAGGCGGCTTCTTTCCACATAACTGAAACAGCCAACCATACAAAGCCACCTAATAAATTCATTAAAGGTCCATATGGATAGATATTAAGTGAATTAAGAGCGGCGCCGATAATTAATAGGCCTGTCGCTATCCATTTTAAATAATAATCTATTTTATATTTTTTTGTATTCAAAGTGTATCCAACTTTCTGTTTTCTCTTTTGAGTTTGTATATATTTTCATACCTGGTCCGTATTCATTATTACAGGCAAAGATGGCGGCATCCCAATCATTATCAAACTCTTTTAAAATCTTGCCGTCTTTTGTAACTTGATATTTTATCATCTGTAATAAATGGCAAAAGTATCAGCATAGGCCATATGAACATAATCCCTTGGCCGTCTATAACCTGGTTTTGAATTGCCTCTATATCTTATTCTTAAAGGTTTTACTTTTTTAGAAAACTCTTTAAACAAAGGCAGATACTTCATTGGTATGCCTTTGGCTATTCCTTTCTCTAAAGGGTGGCCTTTATATTTTTTAGCAATACTATTACTAACCTTTTTTAGTTTTTGGTAATAATCAGTATTCATAACTTTATCAGCGTACAACATTATGCTACCTCCAACATTGTCATTGGTACTCTATAGATTCTGCCTGATAAATCAACCAGACATTTACTATTCATAATTTTGGTAATTACACCAGGCGTCTTTTTAGTTTTTTGTACAACATTCACCTTTGTGCCAACCTTCATTTCGTTTTTAACTTTAGACTTGATTAATACATCAATCATAGCCTTGGTATCATTTAATTGAGTGATACTCATTTTGTTTAGTGTTTCTATCATCATAGTGTTTTCTCCTTTATTATTTTATTTTAAATATAATGGACCTGTCCATTGAATTGGATAGTTACCTGTTAATACATTTCCTCTTGGTGAGTTTAAAGCAGGAGCATTCCAACCAGCCGCTTTTAATATATCACCTTTTTTAAAATGTTTAAAGTCTTCTTTAGCAATAAAACAAAAAACACCAGTATCTTGTACAACTTTAATATACTTTTTACCGAATGAAACTCTTGTTTTCATATCCCAATTGTCAACTTGTTCTTTAGAATAACCAGTAAGTTCTTTGCCACCCATTGTTGACATTCTTACATAGTCTTGTTTAGCACCAGCCATTAAGTTTTTAATTCCTTCGTCTAGTGTATTTGCTGTTTTTTCTACTTTTATCATAGTTTAGTCTCCTTTTTTAAGTGTTAATATGGTTAGTATACCACAAATCATAGCAATTGTCAAGCAAATAAAAAATGCTGTCCAATTTTCGTTTCCAATACAGGCGCCACCACAATCTTCAATGGCGCCAGCAGCTAATATTAATGAAACAATAGTAGTAATAGATAAAATATTTGTCATTATGCTACTTTCTTTTCTTCTTTGTTAATAATATCAATATATTTTTGTATATCAATTGTTCTATACATAGATTGATTATAGATTGAAGATATTTTCATCACAGGTTTTTGACTAGAAATATATTTCTTCGTTCTATTGAAAGGTCTGATAGTTTCTTTCACAACATATGAAGGCGTAACACTATCATAATTAATGAAATAATAAGTTTTATTACTATCATTTTTCATTTTTGTTACTTTATTAACTAAATCATAATCATTTTTATCAATATACTTAATTGATTTTAAAAGTGATAATGATATATTGTGTTTGTTTTTTTCTTTTTTGTTTAACATTGTGTTTTCCTTTGTTTTTGTTGTCATTACTCGTCCAATATACCAGATAAATACATAAAAGTCAAGCAAAAAAAGCAAAAAAAATGAAGAAAAATCACATTTTTTTGTTATTTGTTCTTATTTTGTTCTCTTCCTGTGTTAAAAATGTTGAAAAATGTCGTTTTTTGCCAGGAGTTGAGCTAGAATCACAAAAAAAAGACGAATCACAAGAAAAAAAAGAAAATACCGAAGAAAAAATTAGAGATTTATTAAAAAACGGAAAACCGAAAGCAGAAATAAGCTGTAATTTTTAAGATAAATATTAATAATGACAAAAAAAATTCAGAAATGTCAAAATTGTGGGCACGATTGCCATTGTGGCGGCCATTGTATGAAAAATTATGATGGAAACGGTGAAATTTTGTGTTGTAGTTATTGCCGACACGAAAAAAATAATGATTTTGATGAAAATGAAGTAACATACGATTCAATGGATTATGATTCGTTTAATGGAGTATAAAAATGGCAAAAATGAGAGAGTTCTTATTTTGGAACGACAAAGGACAAGAAGAAAAAAACGAAAATACAAGTTTTAAGAAGGCCGTAAAGTCTATACAAGAAAAATTTAAAAATCAACTTGTTGGATTTGAGTATATTAGTAAAAAAGGCAAAAAGGTTGTAAGTTCAATTCAATTACCTCTTGGAAGAAAAAAGAAATTAGGTAAATAATGGCGAAATTATCAAAAGGTTTTGTAAAACACGAAAGAATGCCTAAAAAGACTTCACAAGGCACAAGTAAAAAAGTTAAAAAAAGTTCAATGAACAAACATAAAAAACGTTCATTTAAAGTTTATAACAAACAAGGTAAATAATGTTAACAGGTGAGTTTGTCATAAGAAGAAATGGCAAATTAGAGAAATATAATAAGTTTAATGATATACCAAGTAGTTTTGAACACGTAATATCATTTAAACCTGATTATCCACCTGAACCACATACCGAAGAACAACATAATCAAATGTCAAAGTTTGATGATTATTTAAAGGAGTTAATGACACGTGCCAGCGGTAACTAGAATAGGTGATGCAGATGTGGCTCATTGTTCAGGAATGACAAGAGCTGAAGGATCTCCAAACGTAAGAGTAAATAGTATTCCTGTTTCACGTCAAGGTGATAATAACACATCACATTTATTACCAGCAGCTGTGTGCCCACCTCATACAGCACCTATTGCTGTAGGTTCAACTACTGTTTTTATCAACGGTAAAGGTTGTGGAAGAGTTGGTGACGCTATATCTGGTTGTACTAGTGTGGCTGAAGGTTCTTCAAATGTTTTCGCTGGATAGTGTATAAATATTACTACTATGGCAAGTTATGACGCTTCAAGCACAAATAAGAGTAAAAGAAGTAACAAAATCTATTCAGATTTGGATTTAAACTTTACAAGAAATCCTGTTACAAATGATATACCTAAAGTTGAAGATGTTGACGCTGTAAAAAGAAGTGTTAAAAATTTGATACAAACTAATTTTTATGAGAGGCCTTTTCATCCAGAATTGGGTAGTGGAGTTAGAGGTCTACTTTTTGAAAATTTTACACCTATAACAGGTATATTTTTAAAAAGAAAAATTGAAGAAATTATTAAAAACTATGAACCTAGAGCTTCATTACAAAATGTAACTGTGGATGATGAACCTGATAAAAATAGATTAAAAGTTTCTATTTACTTTTATGTAGTGGCTACAAACGAACCAGTTGTTGTAACAACATTTTTAGAAAGATTAAGATAAAATGGCAAGTAATAAATTAACAGTTTCAGATTTAGATTTTGATTTAGTAAAACAAAATTTAAAAACATTTTTACAATCACAATCAGAATTTCAGGACTATGATTTTGAAGGATCAGGTTTTTCCATACTTTTAGATTTATTAGCTTACAATACACATTATCTAGGTTTTAATGCTAATATGTTAGCAAATGAAATGTACTTAGATAGTGCCGACATTCGAAAAAATATTGTGTCATTAGCAAAGATGTTAGGTTACACTCCTACTTCAGCAAAAGCTCCTTCAGCTTCATTAAATATTTTAGTCAATAATGCTTCAGGCGATTCCATTACAATGGCCAAAGGAACAGTTTTTACAACAAGTGTAAACGATACTTCTTATCAATTTGTTACTAATGCTTCTCACACACTAACGCCCACAAATGGTGTTTATCAGTTTTCTAATATTCCTGTTTTTGAAGGTACTTTAGTAACTTACAGATACACAGTTAATACATCCGATCCTGACCAGAGTTTTATAATACCTAGTAATAGAGCAGACACAACAACTTTAAAAGTACAAATTCAAAACTCATCATCTGATTCAACAACAGCGACATATACTTTAGCTACAGGTTTTACAAGTTTAGATTCAACAAGTAGAGTTTATTTTTTACAAGAAGTTGAAGATGGTAAGTTTGAAGTTTATTTTGGAGATGGTGTTATAGGCCGAGCATTAAGTGATGGTAATATTGTAATATTAGAATATATTGTTACAAATAAAACTGAAGCTAATGGTGCTTCAACTTTTGCTTTGTCAGGTGCTATTGAAACTTTTTCAGACGTTACAATTACTACAGTTTCAAGTGCTCAAGGTGGTGCTGAACCACAAAGTAAAGAGTCAATTCGATTTAATGCTCCTTTACAATATGCTAGACAAGATAGAGCAGTTACAACAGGTGATTATGAAACACTTGTACAAGAATTGTATCCTAATGCTCAATCAGTTTCAGCTTGGGGTGGCGAAGATGATGAAACGCCAATTTATGGTGTTGTAAAAATTGCTATTAAGGCCGCTTCAGGTTCTACTTTAACAGACGCAACTAAACAATCTATTGTAACACAATTAAAAAAATTCAATGTGGCTTCTGTAAGACCAGAAATTGTTGATCCAGAAATTACAAAAATACTTTTAACATCAAACATAAAGTATGATGAAAAGGCAACTACCAAAACAGCTGACACTTTAGAGTCTGAAGTTTTAACTGCTATTTCAAATTACAATAAAGACACATTACAAAAATTTGATGGTGTGTTTAGACATTCAAAAATTACAGGTTTAATAGATGATGCTGATACAAGTATTTTATCAAATGTCACAAGTTTAAAAATTAGAAAAACTCTTACACCGACTATTGGATCATCCACAAGATATGACATTTATTTCAGAAACGGTATTTTTAATCCACATACAGGTCACAAATCTGGTACAGGTGGTGTAATCACTACATCAGGATTTAAAGTGACAGGTGATACAACAAATGTTTATTACCTTGATGATGATGGACAAGGTAATGTAAGAAGATATTATCTTGTTTCTGGAATTAGAACATATGTAAATAATACACAAGGTACTGTTGACTATACAACAGGTCAAATTACAATTAACTCTTTAGATATTGCTTCAATAGAAAATATTAGAGGTTCTGCTTCGTCTGTAATAGAGGTTACAGTTGAGCCTGCTTCTTATGATATTGTTCCTGTAAGAGATCAGATTTTAGAAATAGATACAGCAAATTCAACAATCACAGTAGAGGCAGATACCTTTGTTGGAGGTTCCGCTGACGCTGGTGTAGGTTACACAGTAACATCTAATTACTAATGGCAACTTTTAAAGACAAAATATCAAAACTGATTAATAGTCAGGCTCCAGAGTTCGTTGTTGAACAACACCCTAAATTTTTAGAGTTTGTAAAAACATATTACACTTTTATGGAATCTGCCGAGTTAGATGTAACTTCGGTACAAACTACAGACGGTATTCAATTAGAAACAGAAACAGCACAAACAAATGCTTTGTTATTAGATGGTTCTCGTATTGATTCTGATAGAACACAATTAGACGCTGGTGATAAAATCATTTTAGAAAGTTCAGCCTTTGGTAAATTTACAAGAGGTGAAACTATCACAGGTCAAACTTCAGGCGCTACGACTACAGTTCTTGCTGAAGATTTAAATAATGGCCGCTTGTTTATTTCAGCACAAGATAAATTTATTATAGGTGAAACAGTATTAGGTGCTTCTTCAAACGCAAGCGCTGTTATTAATAACTACAGTCCAAATCCTGTAACTAATATACAAGAATTATTAAACTTTAGAGATCCCGATAAAGTTATTTCAAACTTTTTAACAAAATTTAGAAATGAATTTTTAAATACATTACCAGAAAATTTAAATGCTGGTGTTAATAAAAGAAACCTTATTAAAAATGTAAAATCACTTTATAAAGCAAAAGGTACTAATAGAGGTCACGAATTATTTTTTAGATTACTATTTAACGAAGATTCTGAAATATTTTATCCTAGAGAACAAATGTTACGTGTTTCTGACGGACAATGGGACACACAAAAAGTTTTAAGAGCTATATCAACGACTGGTAATACAATTAATTTAGTAGGTCGTACTATTACAGGCCAAACTTCAGGTGCAACTGCTATTGTTGAATCAGTAAAAAAACTTATTTTAGGTAATCAAATAATTTCTGAATTTGTTATTAATGATGGTTCTTATGATGGAACATTTTCTATAGGTGAAGAAATTAGAGGAACATCTTCAGACACAGACGATTATTTTATTAAAGCAAATATTACAGGTATACCCGGAACAAAAACAACAATTAATGATGGTAATCTTTACTCATATACAGATTTAATTTCTGTAAATGGAGGAGGGACTGGTGCTAGATTTTCTATAAATGATATTGGTTCTGGAGGTATTACTGAAATAATTGTTGATGACAGTGGTTTAGATTATTCTATGGGTGATAATTTAGTTTTTAATAATATAGGAACTCAAGGAGTTAATGCATCTGGATTTGTTTCAGTTGTCAATGGTGGGTTTACGCAAGAAACTTCAACATCAACAACAGAAGATCATATTGTATTAGAAGATGAAACTACAAGTGATGATACATATTCAGGAAATAAAATAGTACAAGAAGAAGGAACTGGTGTAGGAGATATTACAGATGTTTATATAACAAATTCTGGTTCTGGATATATTTCTTTACCTCTAGTATCGATTACATCTTCATCTGGTGTAGGTGCAAAATTATTAACTTATGGATCTGAAATAGGAAGAATTATAGGAATAAAAACAAATGAATTAGGAGAAGGTTATGAAAATTCTCCATCACCTCCTACTTTAAGTTTTTATCAAAATTTAATTTTAACTACAGTAACAGGAAATTTTAACATAAATGACACAGTTACAGGTAGTTCTTCAGGTACTACGGGAACAATAGTTAACTATGATAGTGATAGAAATTTATTAAAACTTAAAAATGTAACAGGTAATTTTTCGATTGAAGAAACTATAACATCTTCAAGTGGCGGTAGTTCAGTTTTAAACAAATTAGATGTTGCAAATATTAGCGTAAAC